CATCGGCACCAGAGGATTCAGCCTCTTTGGCAGGCGCTTCTGCCGCCCAACCTTCGCGGATATAGACAGCCGCCGCAGATTCGTCCACCGAATATTTTTTCCCTACGGCAAACATCTGTTCACCATCGAAAAAACTACGAGTCGGGATAATTTTGATTTTTGCCATTTTTAATACCTCAATCAATAAGGTCGTCTGAAATTCAGACGACCTTGGGTTTCACAATCAAGCAGCCACGATGTCTTTAATGGCGGCAAAGGATTCGACATGACGGACGGCAATATCCACATCTTGCAACGTGGTGATGCGTACCGCGCCCGCAGTAGACTTGGTGTACGGATCAACGATCACATCCAAAACGCCCCAGTGTGCAATCATCAGATCAGACCAGTTACCGAAAATCAGCGGACTGCAGTTGTTGGCCGCCGTGCCTTTGGTCAGGTTGGACGGAATTTGGTTTGATACCGCGCAACGGTAGCCGTTCAACGGCGTTGCGCCGTCCTGCCAGATGTAGCCGGACACGCCGTCGGCCTTCAGCTTGGTTTTCAGCAAACCGCGCACGCGGGCATTGGTGATGTAGGCCAAATCGCCGATGTCGGCATTGGCGGCGGCAATGGCACTTTCCAAAGCGACGATATGCTTCCATTCGGGCGCACCGCCGTTCGCACCGATTTCCACCGCGCCGATGCCGGCAGTGTTCAGGATGCCGGTCGGTTCGTTGCCGGTACCTTTGCCGTTGATGGCCGCCAAATCGATACCCAGCATCATCGCTTTCAACAATTCGCTGCGGGCGAACTGTTCGGCAGACAGCGAAGACTGCAAAATGAATTTGCGGCTCAATTCGGTATTGGCGGTAATGGTTTTCGGTTTCAGGCTCATTTGTCCGAAAGTGGCGTTCGATTCGGACGCGCTGCCGTTTTCATACACCCATTGAACGGTGTTGCCGGTCAGGTGTTTCGGAATGGTGATGTCGCCGACCAAGCCGTCCAGTACGGTGGCGCCCAACTGGGCAACGGCAAGTCTGTTGCGCAACAGTTCGATGAACAAGTCTTCGCGGAAGTCGTTTTCGATGACGTTGCCGCCGTTTGCCGCATAGCCTTTGCTGTAAGCGCGGGCAATCAAATCAGTCGGCACAAAGAAGCCCGCCGCTGCACGACCATGTCGTTTTTCCAACTCTTCCGACACTTCGCGTTCCAAGCCCGCTTTGTCCCATTTGCCGGTTGCGGCGGCAGACATGGCGCGCAGAAGGGAAAATTCACGCTGTTCCTTATCCGTCATGCCGATTTCACCGGCGGTAACGGTCGGCTTCGTCTGCATGTTTGCCATGATGGCGGCGCGTAATTGGGCTTCACTGCCACCCTCTTTAATAACCTTTTCGGCTGCTTCGATACCGCCGTGGGCGGCGTAACTGCGGCCAATGGCCAGCAGTTCGGAAACGCGGGCGCGTTCATTCTGCATACCGCGTTCGGCGGTGTTGTTGGTATCGGTTGCTGCGGCGGCAGGGATTGCAGCAGCGGGAGTTTCCACCGTAGTGGGCGTTTGATTTTTATCCATGTTTCGATTTCCTTTTTCAGGGGTTGGGTTTACAGGGTTTTCAATAAATGGCTCCACCGACCTGCCTACACCTACTGTCGGGTCTGCAGGAACGGTTACAAAACTGATTTCATACGGCATCCAGCGGGTAACGATGTAACGGTAGTCCTCATCGTCTGCATCGGGATTGTCCAATACCATGTCTTCCACGCGGTAGCCGACGCTGATATGGCGTAGGATGCCGTCTTGCACGTCTTGGAATTTCTCCGCCGCTTTCGTCCCGTTACCAAAACGTACCAAGGCACGGCCGCGCTTGTCGGTATCAATCCAAGCACGTTCGATGACGCCGATTTGGTCGCTCCAGCCATGATTGAACAGCACCGCGCCACCGTCATTCAGGCGGCTTAAGTCAACGGCACCCTGCGCATGACTTAATACTTCATCGCCGAACCAGCGTTCTACCGGTTCTTCGCTGGAAAACGCCACTTCGACCGTCCGTTTTTCAACATCAACACTTTCGCGCTGAAATACGGCAAAGCGGCTCATTTGCTGCATTTGCGCCTTATCAGGCTTCATTTTCTTCATTCGGGTTATCCTCCGATTCCGGTTCTGCCGCCGATGTGGCCGGTTTTACGTCGGCAATGATTCCTTTTCCTGCCAACATCTGGTTTTCCTGTTCGATTTGGGTAATAACATCTTCAAAATCCAAACCCATTTCCGCGCAAATATCGCGGCGGGATTTGACCGTCAGCGCCACCGCCTCTTTATGCGCATTAATATCTTTCAGCGGGTCAACCCACGACCAGCGGCGCCCCTGCCAGTTGCAGGCCTTGAACTTGTCCAGTTTGCCGGCAGGCAGCGATTTGCCGGACGGCATCTTGATTGCGCCCATTAGCAACGCCGCCTCAATCCAGCGATCGAATACGTCATACAAGAACGCTTCGGCAAACCAGTTTTGCAACGTCATCCATGTGTCGCGTTCCTCCAGCGTCCCGCTGCGGATACTGGAAAAGTTCACGCCCTCAAGGTCGTTCGCCAAACTGTGATAAGCCACGTTCAAACCGCTGGCGATACCGCGCAGGCTGGCTTTGACGAATGCGTCGTAATTGGCGTGCGGGTAATCCGGGTCGAACGGCGTAAAGTCGTAACCCTGCGGCAGTTCGTGGAACGTACCCGGCTCGACCGAATCGATTAAATCGATGCTGCCGCGCCCGTTATCGACCTCTTGCCCGTCAATCGGCGGCATGAAGTTGTCGGCATCTTCCGTCTGTTTGAAAAAGCCCATTTTCGATGCACCGACACGGGCGGCGATAATGGCCGCTTCCTGATAGCCCGACAGGTTTTGCAGGCCGATGATGGCCGAAGCCACCCACGGAAAGCCGCGCCGCTGCTCCGGGCGGTCGTGCAGGAAAATATGGCTGATTTGCTCTGCCGGCACCCGTTCGCGTAAATTGCCCGTATTCGTCTGTCCGTATGATTCGCCCGGATGTGCCGTCCGCAACCAGTACGCCACAGGACGGGAATAGCTGTTTAACTCAACACCCATGCGCACGGCGTTGTGCCCGTTTTGCTGCGGAACGTTGTATCCCGTATCCAAACGGTCAATATCCAGCACCTGCAACGCATAGCCGTAATCATTGTCAAACCCTGAAATATGACGAATCAGCACTTCGCCGTCCCGCGCCACGCTGCGAATCAGCAGCCGTTGCAGGTCGGTAAAAGACATCTGGCCGGTAACGTCGCACACGCCGCGCCTTGCCCAGCGCGAAAACGCTTCTTCGATGGCCTTATTCGCCAAGTTATCGGGCTTGTCGGCGTTATCCAGCAAAACACGCATTTGCAGGGCGAAACCATCGCGCCCGATAACGTTGCTTTCGACCATGTTCAAAAACTTGCGCATGTAGTCGTTGTCGCGCGCAAGGCTGCGAGCGCGGGCGCGCAGGCGGTCAAGGTCTGACCGCGCCAAGGCATCCGCCGACCAGTTTTGCGGCTGCCATGAAGCCAGCGATCCGACCGGACGCGCTCCGGCAAAGCTGCGGCGGGCTGTTTTCGGGACGGCTTCCCGCCTGCCGAACAACCGCGCAAAAAAACCGCGCTTTTGCACGGTTGGGTTATTTGTTGGCATGGTGTAATCCTAGAATCGGCAAATAATACGTCCGCTACGCCGGGCTGAAAAACCTAAAGCAGCTTCAAATTTCCGGATTTCGTTTTCCCAATAGCGGATTTGCTTCAGCAAATCTGCCAAATCGACAAACTCCATTTCACGGTCTTTAATTTTGTAGCGCTTGGTCAAGCCACGGCCGGTAGCATGTTCCTTATAGGCGGTTTTAAGCACCTGCAAGATTTCACGGGCATCATCCAATTCGGCTATGAACTGCTGTTCACGCTGATCGGCGGTGATTTGCTGGATAGTCATTTCAGACGGCCTTATCCATTAAATAAAATAAAGTGATACAGTTTCCTTCACTCGATTTGACCAACCCTTCTTTAATCAGGTTGTCTATATCGTTGCGCGTATTAATCCAATCTGCCCAGCTTCGATCTTCTCGCACTGCTTTATTAATACTGGTAGTTGTGCAGCCGGGATTGGCGCGGATGTAGTCTAAAATTTTGGTTTTCATAGTTTTAAGCGGTTATAAACCGCCCTAACTTGTAAGCATAACTTACAGGCCGGGCGGCGGTTGAGAGTAACAGTAGCAGTTGCCTTTGCTAACGACGCGCCACCGCCGGGCTGTTTACAGACTGTACCGGCTACATCTCTCCGGCCTCGGTCCTTCACCGTCGTGCAGTGCCACCGCCGACGTGTCAATGATTTAAAAGCCGTCTTTCCGGCTGTCATATCCTAACTGTCTAACGAGGCGAATAAATCCCCGGCAGCAATATTCCGACACAGAAACATAGGCTGCTTATCCCTGTGAAGTTGCCTGACATTCTACGCAATCAGGATACGATTTTAAAAATTAGTTGCAAAATTGCTGCCACGCTTGCGACGGTTCACGGCCGAATAACCGCTGCTGTTTTTGTGGCCGGTTTCAGATCCAACAACCTGATCAGCTTCAGCTTTCGGTTCTGAAAACAGTTCCGATTGCAACAAGGCCGATTCATAAAGTGCCCACCGCGTGGCAGACATGGTATGCGTACCCAGCGAACGGGCGGCATGAAGTGCGTACACTTCACAGTCCAACGCTTCGTTTCGCACTCCTACTTTTTTCTGCCACACTTTTTTGTGCTTATTCATCCGGCTCGGCACTTTGATTTCAGACAACAACTGACCGCAGTAATCGGCGCGTACGCCTGAATAAAAGTGCATACGGCCGGCGCCGCTACCTTCTAAATTAATTCGGGCGTGCTCATCAATAAGCAGGTCTTTCGCACGGCTCACCCCAACGCTATACACCTGTACGCCGAATTTGTCGGCCTTGGTGTTTTTGTGTTTCAAGTCAATCGCCCGCGCCCGACTGAAAATCTCTTTATCGGGGTTGGTGCTGCCCTTGACCGCCATCACATTCACCGCTTTCACGCCGCGGCAGCCGCGCACAAAGTGATACACCGCGTCGGAGGTATTGCCGTCCGAACTGTCTATCGATACCGCTGCGATTTTCATTCTCGCACCGGTTTCGTGCTTGTAGGCCGTCTGAAATATCATCTCGGCCAGTTTGCGCCACACATCGGATTTGACGTCCACCGTGTTGCCGTGGATTTCGCCCCACCAAATCAGCCAGCTTTCCTCGCCGCGCCCCCATGCGCGGATGATGACGGCCAGCCGGTCATGTTGCACGTCCACGCCCATAGTCAGAATCAGGCCGCCGCGCGGTACGGTGTTTTCGGCGTAGTCTTCGCCGCGTTCTGCCAGGTCATCTTCCTTCACGCCGTCATTGGTCATTTCGAACGGGATTCCGATGGACGAATTGACGAAGGCAATCATCGGCGATATATCGCCGTTGTCCGCTTCGTATTGCGCGGTCAACCATTTTTTCATCAGTTCGGAAAACACACTGCCGGGGAACGGGCTGTATAGCTCGTTCAGGTAAAAACCTGCCGTGCCGTGAAAAGGCGCGGTCGCCTGCCACCAACCGCGACGCACATTACGGTTTTTCTGCATGTCGTTCCACACCGCGCCGCAGTTCGGGCAGGTGTAATGCGCCGTTTCCGGCAGCTTTTTCCCGAAAACGGGATGATTGCCGTTCGGGTCTTCGTCGCAGGAAAGGTAATCGAAGCTCAACACATGGGCTTCGCCGCATTCGTGGCACGGCACCATACCGACGCGCTTGTCCGACAACTCCATTTCGGCGGCGATTGTCGAGACGCCCGCAATAGTCGGCGTACCGCCTAATACGATTTTTGGTCGGCGGTAGGTTTTGGTGCGCTCCTTCGCCAGCTTGATGCTGTCGCCCTGACCGCGCAGGTTCAAGTTACAGTCGTCCGGCTCCTCCACGCACACAATCGGCACCGGCGACGATTTCACACTGGCAGGGCTGTTACTGCCTACCAGCTTCAGAAAACCGCCGGGGAATTTCTTGAACAACTGCCGCTGCCCTTGCGCGCGGATACGGGTATCGACTTTCTCACGCAGGACGGGCGTCGCTTCGACCATCGGAACGAATTTTTCGTCCATGTACTCTTTAGCCGCCCCCTCTTTCGGAAACAGAACCAATATCGGACTGGGTTCGGCATCGATGGATTTGCCCAAAAAGTTACCCAGCACACCCGAAGTCCACGCCACTTGCGCCGATTTCTGGCAAACAACCACTTGCACGGACGGGTCGTCCAGCGCATCAAGCGGGCTGTTTTCCCATGCCAGATACGGTGTTACGTCCAAAACGTATTTGCCCGGTCGGGCGGCCTCTATGCTGGAAAGATAGCGGTACTTGTTCGCCCAGTCGCGGGTTTTAATTTTGCGCGGCGGCGCCCATTTCCGGCACGCCTGCCGCAACACCCGCCCCACCGTTTCAGCCATCCGCGCCTGCATGGTTGCGGCTGTCATCTCCATTGTTTTCTGCTCCGTAATTCGATAATTTTTCCAGCGCCCTGTTGATGTACGCCGCAATGGTATCAGGGTCTATTTCCACGCCCGACGTCGCCGTCAGTTCAGCCGCCAACTGCTCGGGCATCGTTAAAAATTCCGTCCGTGCCGCTAAAACATGGTCGCCCCATGCGCGCTCAAACATCGCGGCTGGTGCAAGCTGTCCTAATTTTTCGTCCCGCTCCAATTCAGCCAATTCAGCCTTCACCCTGTCCAGCCGGTCGCGCGGCTTTTCCTTGTTCAGCCGTTCCAGCTCCCGCTGAAACATCCAGCGGATAACCGCAACGGTATCGTATTCATTCGCAAGCCCGTTTTTATCTGCATAGGCCGCTACCGGCAAGCCTTCTTTCTGCCAGTTGGTCAAAGCCTGTTCTGTAACACCGACAATATCGGCAAGCTGTCTTTTATTCACTTTCATGTCAGTTCCTCATTAACCCAGCAAGCAACCCATACAAACCTGTCGCTTAACAGAAATCGCGGCTCGAATTACCCGCGTGGCTGAAAGTCCAGGAAGTACCTTATCGGGCTGTGGCGAATGCTTTTTCGAGTTCTTTGGCAAAGACTGCCTGCTGATTACTGACGACAGCTTGTTCAGCAACCTCAAAATACCGGAGACGTTTTTCATACTGTGCCGCTGACACATACACAACCAAGGCTTTTACTTTCCTTTTTTGTCGTTTATAAATTCCCGGAGACAGATTGCCGCGTCGTTTAAGCAGGGCGAAATGCGTACCGTCGCTCAATCCTCGCACCATTGCCCGAAACGCAGCCAGCGTGATATTGCCAAAACGGTCAAGCCTTACCGCATCTGATGGCACAATCCGATACCCCGCGGGCATCAATCCCCGCGAAACCAGAAACGCCTCAATACCTTTCGCCCGACGGCTTCCACCATAAATTTGCGCCGTCAGATATTTGCCTGCGCTTCTATCCTTTGCACCGTCCTTGAAATCGACCACGGCGGTCAATTTCTCCTTGGTCGCATACTGTCTGACAAACAGACTGTTCAACGTCCACGGCTTCGGGTTGAAGAACGAATCCTTCATTTCATCTTGCAGATTGCCGATTGCCTGTGCAGCAAGTTTGTTCACCGCATTTTTAGCGGCAAACGGGACTTGTCGGCGTTGGACATCATCCAAGCGTGCGACCATTTTGCTGACATCGACACGAATTGCCGGCATGACATCTCCAAAAAGAAATGGCCGTCTGAATGGCGGTTCAGACGGCCTATACGGGTAATGACAATAAAAAACTGTGGTCTCGTTACGCACGTAAACCACAGTCTGTCATAATTAGACATCAAATGTTACAACCCGTCAAGACAATTTTCTCAATAAAAATGCAATTTCAGGATTGGCCTCAAGTTTCTTGATTGTCCGGTGCAATGTTACACGGTAGTTTTGATGACTGACAACCGCCCCACACTGCTGCGATACATTAGCCGCTTTTTCCGACTGATTACCAACCGTTAAAAACTCAACCCGCACCACCGCCGCGGGCACCGCCGACAACCTAGACACATACCGATCAACAGTCATCGCAACCGCATCACCATCAATACCATATGGAATTTGCGAAAAAGCGTTTGAACTGCCGGGCAACGACACCCCAGAAGCCATCAACGCATTTAATTTACTCGAACACCGACCTGAAGAATCAAACCGGCCTAAACACCAATCTGCCCAATATTCCAACAGTCCATTAATTGTCATTCAATCCTGTATCAATCTCGCCATACAGTTACCCTGTAGCCCCATCAATTAACGCAGAGCTTTGTTTTATATGAATGAAATTATATCAAACCAAGCAACAACAACCAACAAAAATTAGATTGTCCACATTTTTCAAAATTTTTATCTGGTTTGTCCATACTTGTCCAGGGTGTTGTCCATAGCAAAAGCCTTATATTTATTGGTTTGTCCAGTTTGTCCATACTTTTTAAGTAAGTCCGTATGTGGAAGTAAAAAAATAAAAATAAAAAACCATGTATACACAAAAAAGCGCGTAATGAAAAAATCATTACGCGCGTATAAGGTTTTGACCTATGGACAAACTGGACAAACTGGACAAACCACGATTTATAAGGCTTTCAGAAGACCCCATAATATGGACAAACCATCAAAAATATGGACAAACCAAAAATTACAACGACAACTTTTCTAAAATGCGGCTAAATTCCGCCACCTGATTGCCGTAATAATCCATCTTACTGACAGCATCCTCCGAATCACGTGCAGTATTATCCGTGTTGGGCTGTGGGAAGAGCTGCTGCATTTCCGGGCGCAACCAATTATAGGGCACCACAAAGATACGCAACCGCTTCTTATCATATCCGCTCATTCTAACCCAAGTTCTCACATCTTGTAAGCGCTTGGCCATATTTGAATAAAAATTCTTCTGGGTCATACTAAAAGTCTTAGTATCGTAGCACCATTTCTTATAAACCTTCCACAAATCCGCCGCCGCACAAGTAATAAAAGGCACATCAATATCACCATTATACCAATCATCCAAAAACGCCTCCCAACCCGGCTTATTCAGATTAATCATCCGGCGTTTAATAGGCGTCATCAACGGCTTAGAATGCGGATTAAACGGCACACGCTCCCCTTGATCATTGGTGTACATCAACGGCAAAGCACATAAAAACGCAGCAAATTCCTCAATACCGCCATTTTTCAATTCTGCATCCAAATTAGCATACATATCATCCGTGAATTTCCGACTACAACCCGACACCATAAAACGACGGTCATTTGATTCAATCGGTATCGAACGCTCATCATTCGAAAAAATGATATACGAATTATAATCCGAATGTTTTTCAGCATCGCGCCCTTTGCG